TAGGCAAATTGTCCAAACTTTGGACAGAAAGGAGACTAGATATGCCATTAGATATTACCCCATTTACAATGACTGCTGACGAGTTCGTACCAGAGAAGTTAAACTTCAAGGTAAAGTTTGAACCTACAAAGGTAGAGGACAAGAAGTATGTCATCAACGGTGACACAGGTGAATACATCGGTGTCGTTGGAAACAGCTTTAACTGTGCTAGTCATGGTGACTTCTTTGAGGGTATCCACAATACCGTTACAGAGCATCTTGGTGAGGCTGAGTGCGACAATATGAATATGCATTGGCGTACTGCACGTAAAAATGCTTGGGCTATGCTTGATATGAGACTGCCAGAGGTGACAGCTAAGATTGTCACTGACAAGCATGAGACAACTATTGGACAGCGTATCATTGCGTTACATGGTATTGATGGTTCATGTTCTAATCAGGTGTTCTTTGGGTCTATCGATTTCTTTTGTACAAACGGTATGATTACAGGTGAGCATGACAAGGTACGCAGGAAGAACACTGCTAACTTTAACATGGATACCTTTATACGTGAACTCAAGCGGTCTGTAACCGACTTCTATGCACAGTCAGAGGAGTACCAGCGTTGGGCATCTAAGAGTGTTTCATCTAACACTGTAAAGCTTGCACTGGACGGTATCATGAAGTCTGACCGTAAGTCTGAGAAAATGTACTCACTGTTCCAGCAAGAAGCATCTGTGCGTGGCTACAACGTGTTTGCATTATACAGTGCGTTTACTAACTATGCTACATATGCTGATGACCGCAACGGTTTCAACCTGCGTAACACAGGTAATGATACCAATGCTGTGTCAATGTTCAGCAGAGAGCATGATGTGTCACGTTGGATTGAAACACCTCAGTTCCGTCAATTGGTGGCTGCATAATGTCAGATTATCGGTATGTACGTACCAATAGCAAAGGAGAGGCTGTCTTTAGACGAGACACTGAGGACAGTCTTGAATTTGTTTTTGAGTACCTAAAAGAAAAGGACATCCCTCATGAATACCGGGCTGGTGCTACCATGTTTATTTTGTGGAACGATGCAAATGTTCGTTACGTTTACTACTGGACTACAGGAAGATGGGCTATAAAAACAAGAACAATAAAAAAACATTTTTCTAGTAAGGGTATAGTAGATTTTGTGGACAGGTTTCTTAACAGGTACGCAGAAGAACAGAAGAAACAGCAGGAAATTTGGGATGAAGAAAAAAGACTTCGGAAAGAAGAGTACCTAAAAAAGAAACAAGAAAGGTTGTACAATGAAACTACGTGAAGCAACAGATGAGTACTTTATATCTCATGATTACAGCTACTTACGTGATGAAACTAAAGCACATTATGCATACCTCATGGGCATTGCTCTCGGCACTAAAGTCGAGGGCAAGTCCCTTGCGGAGCGTAGGTGTGATAAAATTTCTACACGTATGGCAAAGCAAGCATACAATCAGTGGTGTACTAAAGGTATACACATGGCTAACCATTTGCTGTCTACCATAAGAATAATATTCAACTATGCAGTGCATATGGAATTGTGTATATCCAATCCATTTGTGGCTGTCAAAAAACGTACACCAGTGAGACGTAAGACAGTGTGGACAAAGGAACAGGTAAAGAAGTTTCTTGATACTGCCTACAGCGACTTTGATACACGTAATGTGGGGCTGATTGCACAAATGGCATATGAATGGTGTCAGCGTTTAGGTGATATGCGTACTCTTAAATGGTCAAACATAGACTTTGAACAGCAGACAGTGTACATTGAGCAGTCAAAGCGTAGAGCAGAGGTGTTTCTACCCATCTCAGATGCCCTTTATTCGATGCTGGTAGCCCAGAGAGAGGACTTTGGCTTCCAAGAGTATGTAGCACCCTCTGTGCGGCCTCAGAAGGGCGTGTACAAGCCTTATACACTGACGCATCTACCACGCATGGCTAAGATGATACGCAGCAAGGCTGGTTTGCCTGATGATCTACGGTTATCTGACCTACGAAGAACTGGTACAACTGAAATGGTTGAAGCAGGGGTGTCTATGGGCAATATTATGTCGGTTACAGGACATGCTAATCCACAGTCAGTTAAACCATACATGAAAAATACATTGGCAAGTGCAAATTTAGCATTGACACAGCGTCAAAATCGTGATAAAAGCACTGTAGATGCCGCAAAGGAAGAGTATATATAATGAATATATATAACATTATAAATGATATAGATATAGATAATGGACAAACAAAGAGAATGAATTGTCCTAATTGTGGTGGTTACAAAACATTTACCGTAACCAACAACATGGGGTCTATTCTGTGGAATTGTTATAAAGCTTCCTGCAATGTATCTGGTACAAAGAAAACTCATTTATCTGTAGATGATATAATGAAGTTGCGTAAAACTGCTGTCCAAAGTTTGGACAAATTTGAAATGCCCAACTATATTGTACCTCAACGTGATGGTCGTGAGTTTATTGTTTGGTGTGCTAAATGGGGCATAGATGAAAAACAACTAAACTTGTTGTATGACGTAAAAGACCATCGTGTTGTATTTCCGATTGTACACAATGGCGTGATAGTAGATGCGATTGGTCGTGGAATTAGATATATTTTACCTAAATGGAAAAGATATGGAAAAAGTGACTTGCCTTATGTAACTGGATGTGGTAATGTCGCAGTAGTTGTTGAGGACTGTGTGAGTGCGGCAGTGGTCGGAGACATGGGTTTTGTCGGGGTTGCAGTGTTAGGCACATCTTTGTCAGAGTCACATAAAACTTATCTCTCACGGTTCTCAACAGCAATAATAGCCCTAGACCCTGATGCGTCACCCAATACACTGCAGATTGCAAAAGAGTTACGTGGGCATGTAGACACTGTAAAAGTCTTGCGCTTGCAGGACGATATTAAATACCGAAACCCCGAAGACCTTGATGGTCTTTCTAACATAGGAGAAATGTAATGGAATTATCACTAATACGTACTTTGATGGATAAAGAGTTCTACGACAATAATCGTGGGGCTAGATGTCCTGACCGTCTGTTTAGCAAAGATGCTCGTAAGATAAAACAGACAATAGATAGTGCAATGACTATGTATAATCGTAGTATTACACCGTCTGAAGTAGAGGCTTTGTTTATGTCAAACAATCCATCTATGACTACAGCACAAAAGCAGTCTTTTAATCATCTGTTTAAGCTGGTTCATAAAGAAGCCCCTATGGGCAATGACATTGCACAGGAAGTTCTGTCAAAGCTGTTTCAACAGGTCATAGGCGAGGATATTGCTAATCTGGGGTTTGACTACGTGAATGGCTCACAAACCTCTTTAGAGCCTCTTAGAATGATACTAGAGCAGTATAATGATGACTTTACACCTGACTTAAATGTAGAGTGGGATGACATCGACATTGAAACACTTCTTGAAAAGAATGACCTTGAAGCACGTTGGACATTTAACATTCCTACATTAACAGGTGTTATTGAGGGCATAAACGCTGGGCATTTGATTGAGATAGGTGCTAGACCTAATACAGGTAAAACATCTTTTCATGCTTCATTGATTGCAAGTCCGGGTGGGTTTGCATCTCAGGGTGCTAACTGCATTGTGTTGTGTAACGAAGAAGGTAGCCACCGTGTGGGTGCTAGATATCTTACTGCTGCAACAGGAATGTCCATGAAACAAATTAAGAATAATCCTAGTAAGGCACGTGACCTGTACGCACCTATCAAAGAAAAGATAAAGATAAAAGATGCTACAGGTCGTGACATGGCATGGGTAGAGTCCGTTTGTAAGTCATACAAGCCTGATGTAATTCTTTTGGACATGGGAGATAAGTTTGCTCGTTCAGGTGGATTTGCTAGACCAGATGAAGCACTCAAGGCTAATGCCATTCATGCACGTATGATTGCCAAGCAATATGAGTGCGCTGTGTTTTATATGTCACAGTTATCTGCAGAAGCAGAAGGCAAGATTGTATTGAACCAATCCATGATGGAAGGCTCACGTACAGGAAAAGCTGCCGAAGCAGACTTAATGATACTGATTGCTAAAAATCCTGTAACTGCTGATACAGACCCAAATGCACCAGAGGACATGAGCCGTCACCTTAACATTGTTAAGAATAAATTAAGTGGTAGGCATTGTCAGATAACATGTGAGTTAGACTATGTAACTGGCAGGTATGCGGCATGATACAAGCTGACCTGTTTGAGTTAGAAGACTATGACTTAGGTGCAGGGGAAGGTAAAACATGTAGTAAATGTAATGAATATCTTCCTCTGACAAAATTTAGTTGGCATTCAGGTGGAAATTACTTGCGTCCTGAATGTAAATCGTGTAATAATGAATTAAGTAAAGTAAGAGATGCACTGAGAAAGCAATATGGTATGCCCAAAGAAGGATATATTTGCCCCATATGTTTACATGATGAAAAGGCAGTAGCTGGTAAGGGTAATACTAAAAATGGAGCATGGGTTATTGACCATTGCCACGACACAGATACTTTTAGAGGTTGGTTGTGTCATAAATGTAATCGCTCTCTTGGTGGATTTGATGATGATATGGAAGTGCTGCAAAGAGCAATAGATTATATAAAGCAGCATAAGGAGAATATAAATGAAAGTAACACTTGACGTAGAAAATACAGTAACGCATCGAAATGGTAAGATGCACCTTGACCCGTTTGAGCCACAGAATACTTTGGTCATGGTGGGTGTACTGACTGACCAAGGGCAGGAAAGACACTTTCCGTTTGACCATGCTGATGTTCCTAATCAAAAGGATTATTATGAGCGTGTGCAATGGTTTTTAGATGAGGCTACGGTACTTATCATGCACAATGCAGCACACGATTTACTATGGTTGTGGGAGTCAGGCTTTAAGTATGATGGCCCTGTTTTTGATACCATGCTTGGAGAATATGTTTTACAACGAGGCATCAAAGAACCTTTGTCTCTTGAAGCTTGTGCAGAAAGATATGATTTAGATACAAAGAAACAAGACACCTTAAAAGAATACTTTAAGAATGGAGTAAGTACACGTGACATACCATATAATGAACTATGTGAATATTTATCTGCTGACCTTCATGCAACACAGCAATTGGCTGATAAAATTATGTATCGCCTCAATTCTAGTGATGCCGGGTTGTTAGGAACAGTAGACCTAACTAATCAAGTCTGTGTTACATTAGCTAGAATGTACCAACGTGGATTTACAGTAGATAGTGATAAACTAGAAGAAGTTCGTAAGGAGTTTGAAGAAGAAAAGAAGGAGTTGATAAATGGACTGCAGAATCACATTGCTACTCTTATGGGTGATACACCTATTAATCTTAATTCACCAGAGCAATTATCTTGGGTAATCTACTCACGTAAAGTAAAAGACAAAACATTATGGGCAAATAGCACAGACCCATATATGCGTGACCCAGAATTTAGAGAACTTATAAATACACATACGGATAAGATATATAAAACTCGTGCAGTTCAATGTAAAACATGTCATGGTAAAGGACATATACATAAGACAAAAAAAGATGGCACACCTTATGCTAAAGCAAATAGATGCGTGGACTGTAATGCTATTGGTTATAAATTTATACCAACTAATGAACTTGCTGGCTTGAGATTTAAACCACCGTCTGCAAAGTGGGCATCAGCAAATGGATTTACAACAAGCAAGCAAAATCTTGAGACACTAGAAAATGTAGCGAGAGCAAAGGGAATGACTGATGCTGTAGAATTTCTATCTAAAGTGCGTAGACTTTCTGCTGTTGAAACATACCTGTCATCATTTATTGATGGCATTGCAACGCACACTAAGTCTGATGGTAAACTACATGTTAGATTACTACAGCATAGGACAGCAACAGGTCGTTTTTCTGGGGCTGACCCAAACATGCAGAACATGCCACGTGGTGGTACGTTTCCTGTAAAGAAAGTATTTGTTTCACGTTGGAACGGTGGTAAGATACTTGAAGCTGACTTTGCACAGCTAGAGTTTCGTGCTGCTGCTTTCCTATCACAAGATGGAGTTGCAATTGAAGAAGTTTCTACTGGATTTGATGTACACAGTTACACCGCTGAAGTTATTACCAAAGCTGGTCAGCATACGGATAGGCAGACTGCAAAAGCGCACACCTTTGCGCCACTATACGGGGCAACGGGTTTTGGACGCACACCTGCCGAAT